ATACTTCTAACTCTGAATTTTATAAGGTGTGCCATCCATGGATTGACATACCAAAAGAAAAACAACACAACAACACGGTAATTAGTGCTAGTTCTTACAGTACAGTTGGTAGGCTACTAATTGTGCTGATGGGACTTAGAAAATGGAATAAATCTGTGCCAATGGAAAATGCTCCGGTGTTGTTGAGACAGGATGGTGACACTGTACAAGAACAAATTGAGGTATTATCTAATACATTATTTGATAAAGTATCAGCGGATATCGGGTGGTATCTTGATGTAGATCATGTGTTAGACATAACTAATTTTTGGAACGATTCTAATTGTGTATCAGCGTTTTTAATCAATTGTGGATTGCATCCATTAGAGCACAAGGTAAAAAGTTTTTGTCAACTGGTAGCAAATAGCAATCAAAAATATTTTGACATTATAGAAAATTGTGTTAAAATATCTAATGACATACTTGACGAAAAAGTTTATGATACTAGGCTTGATTTTTTTGAATCAGCAATGTGTCATATGCTGTTGATGAAAAGTCTTGGAAAAAGATTTTATGAACAGCCTCAACGACTAAAGTGCTTTCCTGCAAGCACATTAGATTACATAAAAATATTTAAGGACTAACATGGGAAAACCATTTGACGTAAGCAAGTTCCGCAAGGAAATTACAAAAAGTATTGAAGGCCTGAGTATTGGCTTTAACGATCCCACAGATTGGATCAGCACAGGCAACTATGCCTTGAATTATCTAATCTCTGGAGACTTCAACCGTGGCGTGCCATTGGGCAAAGTCACGGTGTTTGCTGGTGAATCCGGTGCAGGCAAAAGCTACATCTGTTCCGGCAACATCATTAAGAATGCACAGGAGCAAGGCATCTATGTGGTGCTAATTGACTCAGAAAATGCACTAGATGAAAAGTGGTTACATGATCTTGGTGTAGATACCAGCGACAGCAAGTTGTTAAAACTGTCAATGGCCATGATTGACGATGTGGCAAAAACTATTTCAACCTTCATGAGCGATTACAAATCATTACCAGATGGTGAACGCCCAAAGGTGTTGTTTGTTATTGACTCATTGGGCATGTTGCTTACACCAACTGATGTAAATCAATTTGATGCCGGTGATATGAAAGGTGATATGGGTCGTAAGCCCAAAGCACTTACATCACTTGTTCGTAATTGTGTAAACATGTTTGGAAGCTACAATGTAGGATTGGTTTGTACCAATCACACATACGCTAGTCAAGACATGTTTGACCCAGATGATAAGATCAGCGGTGGCCAAGGATTTGTCTATGCAAGCTCGATTGTTGTTGCAATGAAGAAACTCAAGCTCAAAGAAGATGAAGATGGCAACAAAATTACTGACGTCATGGGTATCCGTGCCGCATGCAAAGTAATGAAAACACGCTACGCTAAACCGTTTGAAGGTGTACAAGTTAAAATTCCTTATGAAACTGGAATGAGTCCTTACTCAGGACTAACTGACTTGATTGAAAAGAAGGCCATGCTCAAGAAAGAAGGCAATAGTTTGGTGTTCACCACAAGTGCCGGGGAGATTATCAAGAAGTTTCGCAAGGCCTGGGAACGCAACGACGATAACTGTCTAGACATTGTGATGAAAGACTTTGGTAACCAGAAGGAAGAGGTAATTACAGTTGAGGAGGAAGCAGAATGAGCGAAGTAGTAGCAAGCGAAATTTGGGGCGAACTCAAACGTTTTGTAAACACAGTAGATCGTGCAGAGGCTGCAGAAACTGTGGTACAGATCTTGATGGACAATGACTCAGACGTAGAAGATATCCGCACAGCTTTCAAGGGCGATTCAGATATCAAACGTGCGTTGACAGCATATCTCGACAACGACAAAGACTATGTGGAAGAAGAAGATGCTGAGGAAGACGAAGACTTTGATGATTTTGATGACAAAGACTGGGAAGATTAATGTCCAAGTCATACTTTCCAATTCGGACTGCAACAAGTTGTCAATTAAAATGGAATTGGACGTCTTTATATCTTAATGGAGGATATTCTCGAACTTGCCATCGCACTGCTGAAACACCATTGACTCCGGAAAATTTTAATAATTTTCACAATACTGAAATTGTGCTAAGTGATCGCAAAAGAATGTTACAAGGATTGTGGCCTGAAACTAGTTGTTCTTACTGTAAAAACATTGAAGAGTCAGGGGGAGTAAGTGATCGACTACGACAAATTGATGCAACAGATTTGTCGCCACCAGAACTGATGTACAATCCTGAGTCAATTGTAGTAAGTCCCGTGATACTAGAAGTCTTTTTTAGTAACACTTGTAATCTAGGATGTTTATACTGCGGGCCAACATTGAGCTCAGTGATAAACACAGAGAATCAGAAATTTGGTACATTAGAAAAAACTATCTCATTGCTAGCACCAATTGAGACACACCATAAAGAGTTAATACCAAGTTTTTGGGAGTGGTTCCCTACAGGATTTGTTAAACTCAAACGATTTGGTGTATTAGGCGGCGAACCGTTCTATCAGAAGGAGTTTGAAAAACTCTTAGACATGATTGATCAACATCCTAACCCAGATTGCGAACTTAATATCGTAACTAATCTTATGGTTTCGCCAGATAGATTAAGTATGTTTGTTGAAAAACTTAAAAAACTTTTACTGACAAAAAAAATAAAACGAGTTGATATAACATGCAGTATAGATTGTTGGGGTCCGCAACAAGAATATGTAAGATGGGGAATTGATCTTGAGCAATGGCAAAAAAACTTTGACACACTAATCATGCACAAATGGTTGTACATTAGCATCAATCAGACCATCACTGCACTCACTATCAAGACTATGCCTGAACTATTGATCAAGTTAAAAGAGTGGAATGCCATACGACCTGTGCATCATCATTTTGGTGGGCCAACACCTGGACCTAGCTACTTTAATGCTGGCATATTAGGCGGTGAACAGTTTAGACAAGATTTTGATTACATACTATCACTAATGCCACAAAACACAGATGAGGATAAGATAGCCTACAAGTACATGGCAGGTATAGCGGGTAGTATTACAAAGTCAAAAGTTAATCCTGCAGAGGTCACTACACTATTAAAGTATCTTGATGAAAAAGATCGTAGACGCAATACCAATTGGGAATTGCTATTTCCTTGGCTAGCTGAGTATAAAAAATATGTGGTACAGTAAAGTTACGTCCAATCTTGGTCTTCTTCCAGATTTTGTTGCATACTACGAACACGAACTAGATTCGGCCAAAAAAGACTGTCGTATTGGTGGTATAGTAGAAAAAAATATCACTGCACTGCCAGGAATTACCGAGCATCGTTTTAATCAACTACAAGAGATTGAAGCGGTGCTTAATTTTCTCAACATACAGCTACGTAAAATTCGACGTCGACACTTTCAAAAGTATCTAGAAGGCTATGCGCGAGCACTTACAAGTCGTGATGCTGAAAAATATGTGGATGGCGAGGATGAAGTAATTGATATGGAAACTCTTATTAATGAAGTTGCATTGCTTCGAAATCGTTGGTTGGGTATCATGAAAGGCCTAGATACCAAACAGTGGCAAATGGGACACGTGGTCAGGCTAAGAACTGCAGGCATGGAAGACATACAGGTGTAAATATCTGTATGAAAATTGTACTTGTAACTGGCGGCTTTGACCCCATCCACTCCGGACATCTTGCCTACTTTCAGGCAGCAAAACAACTAGGAGATCGACTCATAGTTGGTCTCAATTCAGACGAATGGCTTACTCGTAAAAAAGGCAAGCCATTCATGCCTATGAGTGAGCGATTTGCATTGGTCAGCGCATTGAAGATTGTGGACGAAGTTGTTGTGTACAACGACAATGACGGGTCAAGTTGTGATGCTATACGACTGCTGAAAACACGGTATCCCAAGGATCAAATTGTGTTTGCCAACGGCGGCGATCGTACTCAAGACAACATACCTGAGATGATCATTGATGATGTAGAGTTTGTGTTTGGCGTAGGCGGCGAAAACAAAATGAATTCCAGTTCATGGATACTGGAAGACTGGAAGAAACCCAAGACTGGCCGTGCCTGGGGCTACTATCGTGTGCTACACGAAGTGGGAAATCATGTTAAACTCAAAGAACTTACTGTGACACCAAAAACATGCTTGAGCATGCAACGTCATGAAAAACGTGCCGAGTTTTGGTTTGTGGCAGAAGGTGAAGCTACTGTTTACACAGTGGATCCGCACAGCACAGACCATGACATAATGGCAAGTCCTGCACGTCATCAACATACGTTTATCCGACTCAACGAGTGGCATCAACTGTGCAACGAAACTGACCATCCGCTAAAACTGATCGAAATTCAATATGGCGAAGACTGTGTGGAAGAGGATATTGAACGCAGATGAAAGCCATACCAGTCTACGTAGGGTAC